CATCACCATCACCATCACCATCACCATCACCATCACCATCACCGTCGTCACCATCACCATCACCATCACCATCACCATCACCATCACCATCACCATCACCATCACCATCACCATCACCGTCATCACCGTCATCACCATCGTCACCATCGTCACCGTCATCACCATCGTCACCACTATCACCATCGCTGGCATCGCCGGCATCGCCGGCATCGCCGTCATCATCACCGATATCACCGATATCATCACCGATATCACCGATATCATCACCGATATCACCGATATCATCATCGTACATTGTACGGGGTACATATTATACGCGTCTCGCTGGTAGTGATTGTTTTGTGTGCGCCTAGCCCCCGCCCGCTCAAAAACGTATCTTCCTTTCAAAAATCTAGTTGTACGAAAATTATATATTCGAATTTAAACGCGTTCAGGTACCGGTTTGCAAAAAGAAACTAGACCTGCTATATTGGGAATATGAGCAGGAAAAAGACAACCGAAGCCCAGGATTTGGATATGATTCGACGGATAATCGTCGACGGTATGTCGTATCGCGAAGCCGCCGTAGCCTACAATGTAGATTCAATTAACAGCATTTATAGTCGAATGGCCAGGTTTAAAACTCAATATCCCGAGTTTATCGAAATGCTCGAACAACAGCAGGTAGAAGTTCGGATAGACCGGGGACTGCCCCAACGCGAAGAACTGTTACCTGTGGAAGAACAAACCCGGAATCTGAAGAATTTTGTGCGAGCTGTTCAGGCTATAGGGCCGGATGCCACCCCTGTTCAAAAAGAGCTGGCTATAGCTAACCGTATTGAAGAGGTTATCTCCACTCTGATCGACATACCCGCGTCTGATCTTCGTTGTATGAAACCGGAACATCGCCTCCGGTATATTAGCGATCTTGTAAAAACCACTCGTCTATTGAGGGAAGAAAGTACCGAGAATGTTAAAAAGCTCTCCATCATCAAAGCCGTTGGAATTGCAACCAGTCGAAGAAAACCAGCAGATTGAGAATCAGTTTGTTGAGCTGATCGACGAATGGCAGGTCAACCCCCTCCGGTATTGTGTAGAAGCCCTGGGGGTTAAGCCGACAACCCAACAGACTGAAGCCCTTATGGAACTGGGAAAACTTGTTACGGCTAAAATGAAGAAGTGGAAGAAACAACCCCTGACCCCCGAAGAAGAACATTACGCAGGCCTCGTCGGCCTGTCTATTATGTCCGGTAAAGGAACCGGTAAAGATGCTTTTCTGGCATGGTGCTGCTGGTGGTTTCATACCTGTTTCTACTCTTCAAAAGTTCCCCTTACCGGGCCATCCAGAGATCAGCTTCGTGACGTTCTGCTTTCGGAAATGTCCAAGTGGGCTAACCGGCTTGATGAACATGGGGAACCCTGTTTCATTTTCCGGGATAATGTAGTAATTCAGGCCGACAAGATTTATTCAAAAGACCCGGAAAGGCCTGAAGATGAAGGCAAGAACTGGTTCATTCGCTTAAGAACGGCTCCGAAGAATTCCACTGAAGAGCAACAATCAAAGAATATGGATGGTCTCCATGAAGATTTTATGATGATCGGGATTGATGAAGCAGATGGTGTCCCCCAACCTATCCTGACTTCACTTGAAACCACTCTCACTGGGCCGGTTAACTTCATTTTGATGATTTTTAACCCGACGAAAAACTACGGTTACGCTTATGAAACTCAGTTTTCCCCCAACCGCAGCCAATACTGGAAAACCCTCCACTGGGATTCCCGCTTTTCGGAAAATGTTGACATCTCTCAGATTGAGAAAATCAAAAATATCTATGGTGAAAACTCTTATGAATACCGAGTTAACGTGCTTGGTCTTCCCCCAGAGCAGTCCGAAAATACCCTCATCCCTCAGGAATGGATTGATAATGCTATCGACCGGGATATTACCCCGAGCCCTGAGGCTCTTAGGGTTATGGGAGTCGACCCCTCCAGGCAAGGTGGAGATCCCGCGGCCTGCCTTATTCGGGATGCTCATAAAATTCGGGACTTTATTGAGTTCACCCGGCTTGATACTGTGGAACTGGCTGATGAAATCGCTCAGGTTTTCATTGAATGGGAATGTGATATCATGTATATTGACATCATCGGTAATGGAGCCGGGGTTTATGACCTACTCAAGAGGCGATTTCCCGGGAAAGTTAAAGGTGTCGACGTCTCCACCCGTCCTCGGGATGACCGGAAAAAGTTCAATCGACTCCGCGATGAACTTTGCTGGCTTGTCCGTGAACAATTCGAACAAGGTCTTGTCTCCATCCCTTCATCTCACCGGCTTACCCGTAAATTTCGCCAGGAGTTAGCTGTTATGCAGAGGGATGCCAGCGATGAAGACAGTGGAAAGATCAAAATAGAATCAAAGTCCAAGATGAAATCCCGAGGTATCCTTAGCCCCAACCTGTTTGACGCCTACATGGTAACGATGGCCGATCGTGGTCGATCTTATATGAGTGTAAATTCGGATAAAATTGATCGTCGAGTCCGAGACCCATACTCGTCAGACGATGATGACCTGTACACAAATGATCGTTATTCTTGGATGACTGTATGAAACATGCTTGCATACGTGCATATTAACTGGTAGTATATAGTTATGGGAAAATTATACCGGACAACTGAAGCTGATGGACATTGGCACATCTTTTACATTGCTGAAGGGGTGTCTGAATTAACTACCTCTGTGGATAACAACCACACACATCCGGTTACTATAGCCCCGAATCCAGACGGTTCAATGGCTATAATCCTTACCCCCATGTCCGCCCACACTCATGAGGTTTTTCCTCTAACCGAAGAAGATGCTTTACCGGAAAAACCCCCGAAGAGAAATGAAAAAGAGCTGGCTGATGAAGCCATAGCTCTGTTCAAAGAAGCCTGTGCCATAGAGCACGACTCCCGGGAGAAGGGTAAAGAATCCGTCCGCTTTGTGAAAGGTGATCAGTGGAACCGGGAAGATATCAATCACCTCAAAGCCAAGAAAAGAGCTACCCAGGTTCTCAACTACACCCAAAGTAAGATTGACGTTCTATCCGGTTTGGCCAGACAGAACCGCTTAGACCCTCGGGCTTTTCCAGTCGAAGGCTCCGATGAAGGTTTAGCTGATATTGTTACCGCGGTTCTAATACGGATAGGCAAACAAAATAATCTTATAACCGAAGAAATTCAAATTTTTGAAGATGAGATTATCCCCGGCAGAGGCCTTTTCCACCTTGGTATGACTCAGGAGCGCAACCCTCTCGGCGATATTCTCATTGAAAGATTCCCCTGGCAGGATGGCTACTTTGGGGCCCATACAAAACTGGACGCCAGTGATGCGACTCACTGCCACAAAGCCAAATGGTTGTCATTTGGGGAAGCAAAAGTAACCTACCCGGACCAGTATAAAAAGATTGAAGAACATTTAATGTCTGCCAGTTCAACTAACATATCCGACCCAATTAAACTTGTAACGGATAAAGGTTCAGCAACGATGGCAGCCATCGAGGGTTACAGCTCTGATGTAGAAATAGTTGATAAGCTCCACAAACGAATTCGAATTATTGAGCATGAAATTAAGGAATTTCGTGAAGCTTTGTGGATTATGAGTTCTGATGGCAGTTTTAGCATGGAGGTTGACAAACAAGTCTATGCCAAGGCAAAAAACATCCCCGGCCTCCAGAGAATGTCCTTTCCTCGGAGCCGAATCAGAGTTACTGTAACCATAGGTGGAGAGTTTATCCGGGATTTTTATCCTGTCAGGCCTTACGAGGGCTTTTCACTTATCCCGGTCTATGCGTATAAGTTCGATGACGGGGATTTCTTTGGTAAAGTTGAATCAATGAAAGACCCTCAGAGGGAGCTTAACAAGAGATCGAGCCAGTCGATAGACTTGGTTAACCGAATCCTTGGCCGGGGTTGGTTTTACGATAATGATACCTTCGACGACCCCAAGCATAAAAATAAGTTTATCAATGAATCCGGTGGTTCCGGTTGGCACGCCAAGATAGCCGATACAACCAGACCCCCCATTCCTGCTGAAATGCCTCCATTCCCCGTGGAATTGTTCACCATGCACACAATGAATCTAAGCATATTAGACGGAGTTACCAATATCAGCCCGGCTATGCATGGACAATCCAAGACCGGCTATGAATCCGGCAGTGCCCGTATGCAGGAAGCTCGAGGCAGCCTCATGGGCAATGAGAGAATTTTTGATAACTTCTCTCTGTCCAAGCAGGTAATGTTCAGAAAAGTTTTCAAACTGGTTCAGAAGTTTTATACTCCAGAAAGAATTGCCAGAATAGTTCTCGCGGAGGCCTCAGACCCGCATAGAACCTCCCCGCTCCATATCGCCGGGCAGGAAATCCCTGCGCAGAGAACCCCCGATCAGGACCAGGTAATTATGCAAAATATTCTCAGACTACTTTCCACAAGGGATTTATCTGAGTATGATATACAAATAGGCGAACAGAATTTCTCCGTTACTGCCAAGGAAGCCCAATTCTCAATGTGGCTTGAAGCTGCAAGAAATGGTCTTCCCGTGCCTCCGGAACTTCTGATGGAACTTAGTTCTTTGCCGAACAAATCCAAGTATCTGCGGATTATGCAGGAAAATCAGGCGCGGATTCAGGAAATGGAAGAAAAGAAACTCGCCGCGGACTTGGCTAAAGCTGGCAGGATGCCAGTTTAAATTTATTAAAGGAGTGCTTTAATGAACCCGAATCCCTCGGCCCCGATTAAGGGACAACCTAAGGATGATTTTTCCAGTTTGTCTGATGTTGAACTAGCGAGTATGTTTGATGAAGCAAACAACCCGCCAACAGAAACCCCGGCTCTCGCTGAAGAAGGCGGAGAAAAAAAACCCGACACCTCTGAGGAACCCACCAAAGAACCGGAAACTAAAGAAGGGGAATTTATCAAAGAAGAATCCAAACCTGATGTAAAATCAGATGAAACCGAAGAACTTAAAAAGTCCTACGAAATTTTGAAAAAGAAGCATCAGAATCTTGAAAGTCTTTATGGTCGCCAAACTAATGAACTGGGAAAGTTACGGGCTGCTTTGAAGAAAAAACCCACTCAGGAAGATTTTGATGAGAATCCTGCAAAGGCCGCTGAAGACCTTGCCGATCACAAGGAAAAACTCAAAGAAATCGCCGAAGTTGAGAAAGATCTGGCTCAGAAAGAATTCATTATGAAGAATATTGAATTCGCTTCTCGGTATTGCCCCGACCTGGAGGCCAACTCGAAAGATATTTTCGATCTGGTAACTTCAGTCGATAAGGTATCCCATGACGATGCAAGCAGGCTGATGTCTAACATCTTTACACTCAACCCATGGGGTGTGTATCAGTTAAACGAAAGAGCGAAACTTTTGAAAAAGTTCAAGGCTCTTGAAGCCGAAAACGCACTTCTTAAAAAAGCTCAAAAAGAAACTGTCACTAAGATTTCGGGCGTAGCTGATTCAGTCCCGGCTGTGAGAGCCTCGACAGGTAAGACTTCCGCGGCTAAATTAGCGAGCGATCTATCCTCTGAGGATATCGATTCGCTAAGTGATGAAGAGCTTATGGCTCAGATGGAAAACCGATTAAAACAGGAGAAATAAAATATGGGTTCACTTGCTGTAAGTACCAATGACCCCGTGGTCAAGAAAATGTGGGATGAAATGCGCTTTCGAGAAGTTCGGAAAGCTATGGTTATTGGGTCTCTCATGGGTCCGTCTTCTGACTATGCGATCTATGAAAAATCAAATATTAAAAAAGGCGAGGGCGATGCAATCACCTTCACCATTTTTCCCCGCCAGGAAGCTGATGTAATTACTGGTTCGTCTGGCTTGTCTCTTGAAGGCAAGGAAGGCAAAATCAAGTATTTCACCGATCAGGTAACTCTTGAAGAATACAAGTTGGGCTTCCGATACAAATGTGGTCTGGATGAGCACAGACCCTGGTTTTCCGTATCAGAAGAAAATGCCATTGGCCTTAATCAGGTATCTTCAGAAGTTATGGACGATCTGTGGTTTGAAAAGATGCTTGACGCTCCAAGCGCAGTTTACTATGGCGGAGGCAAAGCTAACGCAGCTGCTCTTACCAACGCCGACAAACTGACCCCGGCCTATATTCGCAGACTGTCAGCGATGGCCAGTGCCGGCTTCCCGAACTTCGCTACTTCTCTCAATGCCAGAACCACTTACCCATTCCAGAAAATCAAAGCTCTGGGTAAGGGCTGGTATATCCTTTACGTGCATCCTTATGCGTTGTACGATATTAAGAACAACGCGGAATACCAAGGCTATCTTAAAGAAGCTCTTGCTCGTTCGAACGATAACCCCATTTTCAGCGGTGCTGTTGCTATTATCGACAATGTAGTTGTTAAAGAACACGAAAATATCCCGATTGCTTCCAACGGAACCGTTTTCTATTGCAAGGGTATTTTCATGGGTGCCGGTTCATCTATCTGGGCTTGGGGTCAGAAACCTGTTACCGTTGATAAATCTTTTGGCTATGATGAAGAACGTGGTATTGCCAGAAAATTCATCGCTGGGATTAAAAAGACCAAGTTCCAATTCACCTCAGTCGGCCCTAAAGTTGATTACGGCAGCTGTGGTGCATACTTCACCATAACCGACCTGGCCAACGCCCAATAAGGAGAATTGAAATATGGCTAACATTACCAAATTCCTCCCAAAAAACTCGTTTAACCGCCTTGAAGGCAAGGCCGTCATTGTACATAACAAAATTGACTTCAGCAAACAGAACGCTGCTATTGCTGATACTGTGGATGCTTTGGAAATTCCTAAAGGTACCGTGGTAAAATCAGTTACTCTTGTGTGCCATACCCCTGAAGCTGCTGTAACCGTAGCTGTAGGAGATCAGACTAACGCAACTCAATTCCTTGTCGCCCAGACTCTCACGACCCTTGGAGCCGGTGGAGGAGTAATTTCTGCGGCCACTGCTCAGAAGTTCTATGCCACCGCCAACCGCCTCAGACTCACCATCGCCGGAGCCGCCGGGACTAATGCAGTTATCTCCGTAACTATGGAATGTTATCAGGTGGCTACTTCCGCACTGTAACAGCAGAACGACAAAAGTTAGCCAGCTACAGTCCTTGTGGCTGGCTTCTTTTTAGGAGAATGATATGACGGTTAATTTTCAACTGGTTCGAAATCCCATTCTGACAAAGGCCTGTCGAATGGCTGGCATACTCGAAGCTGGGGAGCAAATGGATAATGAAATGCTACAGTCCTCTGCTGATCACTTAAACATGATCTCAAAAGAGCTGGAAGCCTTTGAAAAGAAACTCTGGTCGATAGACCGAGTTGAAATTCAACTGCCAGTTTCGAGCGTTGTTTCCCATAATGGATCCATTTATTATTGTCTGAAAACTCATACCTCCTCACCGAACAACGAGCCGGGGATAGGCCTTGGATGGCGGGATTTCTGGTACGGGAGTGACGCTGTTGAAAGTTCTCCCGTTGCCTGGGCTCTCGACGTTGATTATATCCGGGGTGGAGAGATTGCTACTCCTGCTGGAACTGCCAGCATAGAGTCTATCACGATACGCGAGGATGATACGGATTTCCCGGTCCCGGTTATTAACCGGTTTAAGGAAATGAAAATCCCCTTTAAGTGGGAAGTTGACCGACCGGAAAAAGCCCGGTTTGATTATGACCGTCAGCTCCTAACCTTTTATTATCTACCTGACAAGCCTTACACTGTTATTTATGACCGTCTCCGAATTCTCGAAGATATTACCGTTATTGATGACAATCTTGATATTCCCAGCAGTCTCTATTCATACCTGATCTATGAACTTGCTGCCAGGATGGCCGAAGAATATGGACAAGAAGATATCAAAATCCGAAGACTCGAAGGGAAAGCTCAAGTCAGACTTGCCCTTATTAGCCGCAAGCAAGTAGAATATACTGATTGCGAAACTACTGAACCAATTTTTTGAGGTAAGTCATGCCAGCAAAACAAATTGAATTTCTTATGGATGGTATCCGCCATCCCGAAACTGACCAGCCTTTGAATGGTGGGGTAGTCTGGTTTTATCAGGCTGGTTCCGCTATTTTGTCGAATGTGTGGACTAGCCGAGATCAGTCCCAGGAACATGCCAACCCAGCTATCTTGGACAGCTTTGGCCGGTTGAAAGCTTATGCCAACGGGCTATACCGAATAGTAATTCGAGATTCAGCTGATGAGAATGGAGATATCCTTTACGAAGCTGATAACCTGGAGTTCAAGCCTTCGTTTGAAGACAGTGGCAATATTGAGATTGACGGTGATTTGGATATGCAGAACTTCAAAATCATCAACCTCGATGATGGGGTTAACCCGGAAGATGCAATTAATAAGGGCCAACTCAACCAGGAAATAAATACCCTGGAACAATCGATATCCAATCTTGCCAATGTAGTTAACACGAAGGCCTACAAAGACTTGACGGATGTTTATGATACTTCTTTTACTGGTAAAGAAGGTCGGATTCCAGTTGTCGAAGATGTAGCGGGGGAATTGAAACTTGTTTTGAAAAGTAAAACTGATGCTATCCCCGATCGTTCGTTTCTCGATCTGACTGATACCATTGATACGGACTATATAGGGAAAGCAGGGAAAGTCCCGGCGGTTAACGGGACTGAAGACAACCTGGAACTGGTGGATGTTGACGCAAAGAAGATTCAGGGTATTCCGGTCACTTCTTCGACTCCCAACAATGGTGATAGATTGAAATACAATGGAACCTTGAATCAGTTTGAATACGAAGCTCCTGCTGCTTCAGCTCTCGTCCGTGAGGAAATTTTTTCGGGAAATTCCGCTACTGTTACCTTTACATCAGATACTACCCCGCTGTTAATCCATATTACCTTTTCATTTTTTGGAGCTGCCGCGTGTATGGTGGTTCTTGATTTTACCGCTTTCCTGACTGCGGGTTATTACAGAATTATTAACCGAGGTGGAGAAAATGCTGATAGAAACTATGATGGAGCTATAACTATCAACGGAGTTAACGGAAGCTACAATTTAACTTGTGGTGGCAACGTAGCAATTCAAAAAGTTGTCATTCTGAAATAGGTGATTTATGCCACGACTAAACCTGATTTCTCCAATTTTTCCTGGCGGGGATAAGTCTGAAATATCTCAAGGCTCAATTGACGTTATTAATGCTTATGTTGAATTTTCAGGTAACGAGGCTTTTTTCCGGCTAAGACCAGGACTTTCGGAGGCCTATTCTACCGGTCAGACTGGTAAGGTCTATCTTTTCTGGTGGGAAACTAGAGGCTATCTGATAGCCTGTGTTAACCGTAGGATCCTTGTTAAAATTACAAAGGTTCGTAATTGGATTGATATAACCCCCGTAAATTCTTGTGATAGTCTGCCCTACAATGGATACGTATTTTTCAGCGCGGATGAATACGGGGTTACCATGTGTGCTGGCCGCCACATGCTCTGGTGGGGTGGGGATGTTTCTCAGAAAGCTCAAAGAATTACTCAAGTGAACCAGAGTGTAACTGCCTTGACTTACCTCAAAGGCTACACGATTGCTTCTCTTCAGAATACTCAGAACTTCATTACCGCCACATACGGCCCGACCGATAATCGATCTCAGCCCCCAACTTGGAATCCACTGTTCTTAACCGCCTCTTCCCAACCAGATAATATCATTACCTTGTCATCCGGCTGGGAAGAACTCTTTATTCTTGGCAGGGATTCAACAGAATCCCATTACGCTACTGGCAATTCGGAAATTCCATTCCAGCTTCTCAATGGATCTGTCGGCGAAATAGGGATTGTGAATAACCGCTGTCTGGCCAAAATAGCTAACTCCTATGTTTTTGTAACGCCAAATAAAGAAATAGTTCGAATGAACGGTAGAACTGCCGAAGTTATATCCCGGCCTATAAATGATCAACTTCAGGGATTCAACGTGGATAGATCAGAGGCTTTTGCGATGTTCAACCGGTTTTACGTGGTTACATTCACAAAGGACGATGTTACGTTCGTTTTCGACACCGTTACCAACCTTTGGTATAAGTGGCTGTCATGGAACACCGAACAGGATAAATATAACCGGTTCCCGGGTGTATCCTGTGTTAACGCGAAAAGCTGGGGACAGCAGATAGTCGGTGGTCAGGATGGTCAGGTTTATGTGGCGAATTACGCTGAAAATACTGATGCAGGCAATGTCATCCGCCTGGAAATTACTACTGCAAATATTGATTACGGAACTTTGAAGCGAAAATTCCCTCAGAATTTGACCTTCCGCTTGAAACGAGGGTATTGAGTATGGCTAATCGATGGAGAGCACTACTTCGAGTTGAGAGCTCAGCAGTCAGCCCTTATGTGGAATATCCTGATCCAGCTGACTATGTTATTAATTCTCAGGCAATTTGCCCGGAGAGCTATGGATTTAATAATACAGCTACCCACCCTATAATAAAACCGGTTCAACTAATTGTACAGTTCGAAGCGGATGCCTACCCGCCTGAGTCTGTCGTCACCCTCCAGCACGACATTCGGGTTACGGTAACCATAACTGTTAATGGTCCCGGAGGTTCGGTTGTTAATAGCCATATTTACACTTGGCCAGCAGGCACCCAGATTTATGAAGACATCGATGGAGACTTCACCATAACCCGCGGATACAATGGGGATGAAGAACAATATGTGACTTATCAACCAGGAGGAATTAGTAATATTTCCGCCATTGTCGATTTGGAGATGGATATCAGATCGTGGGGGAGCCTGTTGGTTACTAAGACCCAGCAGAGATTATCTGGTAATATCCCGCATGAAAATGTTACTTTCACAGCAACAAGACTATCGGATAATCAAACATTCAGCGCCACAACCAATGCGGCGGGGGAGGCCTTATTTAACCAACTTCCCCATGGTATTTATGGACTTACGGAAGTCATACCTCCGTTTAATACTTCTTCGATTAATAACTCATCCCCGCCTCAGATTAATGTAATAGTCCTTCAACAGGCAACTTTCCACGTCACGAACATCCTGGATAATTTTAATATTCAAACCCGGGTTTCACCTTCGGGAGCCGGGACAGCCACAGTAAATGGTTCGACTAATATTCAGGTGGATGCGGGAACCTCTCTAACTTTTGTAGCATCCCCCGGTTTGGACTATCTCTTTGATGGTTGGTATAAAGACGGCTCACTAGTGGTTGCCCCTTCTCAAGCTACTTCTGATGGGATTTATGAAGCCAGGTTCACTCTGAAAGAATATACTGTGTCAGTTCTACCTTCACCACCAGAAGGCGGGATTGCCACAATTAATGGGGTTTCTTCGGTAACCGGGCCGGCGGGGACTCCCTTGATTCCGGTTGCAGTTTCGAATTCACATTTCATTTTCTCCGGGTGGCAGCATAACGGACACCCCGCAACAGCTCCACTCCAGATTGTAACTGATGCGATCTACTATGCCTTGTTCGATGCAATCGAATACACCATAAATGTTTCTGTAAATCCGGTTGGAGCCGGGTCTGCTACGGTTAACGGCGTATCCGGTTTTATGGGAAATTTTGGAGATGCTCTGGTTTTTGTTCAGACCCCGGGCGCTGAATATGAATTCGTCGGATGGACTGAAAATGGGAATCCAGTGTCTCCCCCCGCCACTATTGATGGAAACCGAAACCTTGTAGCAGTCTATCAATTTCGGAATATCTCGGCAACCAGGACGTCGGAAAGGAAGCTCCTAATACGCTGGAGAAATGACGGCGAAAGCGAATGGAAGAAATGGAGAGAAGTTGACCTGGGTCAAAAGGGGGACTATGCAATTATAAAACACCTGCATGGCCTCGGGTGTTATAGAACCCGGCAATATCAAATCGTTTCAACCTGTAGTATGCCTATATCCATAATAGCCCTGGAAGAGGATGTGAAGGTTCAAGGACAATGAATAAAGTTGATCTGAGACCTCCAACTCCGGGGATGAAAGGTGCTGAACTACATCAGTGGTTTCAGCGCCTTTATGAATATGTAATTGGTTTGAAAGCCCTGCTCGATGATTCGAACGGGGGACTTGGAAGTATTAACACCCCGACTATTGATGAGCTGGAGCGGGATTTGTCCCGGCATATTGCCGCCAACATAGTTCACGGCACGGAATCTCCCGTCATTGGCGCAGGAGATACGGTTGAGATAACGAATAAAACTATTGACGCTTTGAAAAATGTTGTAATTAATCTGAAGCATGGGGTGAATCTTGATTCTGAACCGGTAGCCCATGGGCGATTTAGTCCGTTGGTCGGTGAAAGCGACGAACAAATTCTCACGAATAAAACTATTCTGGGTCGAATTAAGCTCTTGGATACGCCTTTCTCAACCATATCCGGTAATTTTGACATATTCCAGATTATCATACCCAATGGTTATTTTGTGATAAGTGTGGATTTATGCGTTACCGGGCGGGAAATTACAATAGATAACCAAAGCACCGGATATTCCGTTATCTGCAGTGACGGTCTTTTTCGTATTGAAGGCGAAAGTGAGCAGGAGCTTCCGCCGGACTCTTCTGCTGTTTTATATTTTACTGGCTACGAATGGAGGATTAAATAATGAGTTTCTTCAGCGAAATAAAAATTATTGATAAACTTACCCGCACTGCTGCAAAAGTTAATAGTGATGGACAATTCGATGTTATTAATTCCAGCAAGATTTCAACTTCCAACTCTTCCTCAACTCCGCTTGATGCTTCTGCTCAATTTGTTGGCACTGCCGAAGATGTCTCAAATTTTTCTCATGTGACCCTATATGCTATTGCTGACCAGGCTAGCGCTTCTGAAGGCCTTATCATTGAGCAAAGCTCAGATGGAATTAATTGGGATAAGCAGGACAAGTTCACCCTTGCCGCTGATACTATCCTGTCTAAAACCATCAAGGTTGTTGCGAAATACCTTCGCGTCTCTCTTCTTAATGGTGCTTCTGCCCAGACAGAACTTCGGCTCCAGGTAATCCTGAAACAGTTTGGCGAAAGCGGCATAGTGGTTAATGAATCGGTTCCTGTTACGTCCGCTGCCACACTTGACGTAAACGTAACTAACGTTTTTGTGCCGGTAAATCTCAACAGCCTTGATTCAACAATCAGCGAAAACGCTGGAACTCAACTGAAAGTCACTCCCAAACAAGCTGATGGCACGCCAGGCAATCTCATTACTGCTGTAGATTACGTTGTGGGTAAATCCGGTATTGATGCTATGTCGGAAACCCTGATATCTATCCCGATAATCTCTTCCGGTATCAACAATGGGTTTCACTTCGGACTTGCGGACTATCAGGCCGGTGTAGCTAATGCGGATAAAATCGACTTTGTGTTTACCACACCCACAGCTCCAAAACTTACCCATCTTTGGTATAAATTCTCAGCCTCCGATGGAGCCACTATCGAACTGTTTGAAGCTCCCACTGTTTCCGGCGGAACCACAATAACCCCAGGTAATAGTAATCTCAATTCAGCAAACGTAGCTGCTACTTCCATCGTTAAAAATCCCACCGTTACAGCTACGGGAACTCGCATGGCTGGATACGTTGCCGGGGGTGATAAAGAAGCCGGTCTGGCTTCTATCGAAGATAAACTTATCCTCAAACCCGTTACTAAGTATCTTATCAGGATAACCTCTCTCGCATCAGGCAACTTTCTGGGATGGCAATTCAATTTCTGTGAGCATACCCCTCTGAACTAATCTATGGTAAAATAGGGTAAGGAGATAAATATGGGACTATTTGATCTTGTAGATAGCATAGTGGGAACTGACTTTTCCGGTAATAAAGCCCGTAAGGAGATTGATAAAGCCTTGGGTTTGGCTAATCAGGCCAACCAGGCCGCCATGCAAATTATTCAGCAGGCCGGCGATAAAGCTATTTCGACCTACCGGGAGTATATGAAGAAAGGTATGACGGAGTATGATGCGGCTCATCAGGCTGCAATCGAAGCTCTCCGTGATGCTGGAACAACCAGTGAAAAGACCTTTACTGACTGGTTTAATAAAGCCCGACTTGCTCGAAAACCTTTTACAGACGCCACTACCCAAGCTTTAGGTGCCGTCCCGGTTTTATCTTCCGCTCTTGGCCTACCTTCAGACGTAGCTTATGATGTTACTGCCAGTCCTCTTTATAATTGGCAGTTAAACCAGCTGGACGAACAATTAACCGCACACTTAAACGCCTTAGGTCTTCGTGATTCGGGCGTTGGAGCGGCCATCCGCAGCAAGAATGTGGGTCAGTTGGGTGCTGAAGAACGCCAAAGACAGATTAATGATCTGATGAATCTTTCTTCAATGGGTCTTCAGGCTGGTCAATCCCTTGGCTCGAATGAGATGGGTGCCGGCCAGGTTCTCGCTGGAAACCAGCTAAATGTTGGTTCGTCTATCGCGGATTTGTATAACCAGGCTGCGATTAATCGGGCTAATATGTTTAATAACCTGGGTAATAATATTGCTGATGTTCAGATGGGGGTTGGCGGAAATATGGCTCAAGGGACTATTGCTCAGGGTCAGAATATAATGAATGCCGGGATTTCCAAAGCTCAGATACCTAACCCCATGAACACACTGATTAACACCGGGCTCCAGCTTTATGGTATGGGAGCTTTTACTCCCGCCAGAAATCCAGCCCTTCTGTCTAATATGTCTAACCTCTATACTCGCAATATAGGTATGCCTTTTATATATGGACTCAGCAATATACCCGGTTTAGGAGGTTAATATGAACGGTTTTCCCCAACTTCAGTTTGCCCAAATGCCTCTGATTCAGCCCAGAAGTGAAATGCAGGGGTTTTCTGATTCTCTCTTGCAGGCAGGTCAGATGCGCCAACAGAGGTTAGCCGAAGAACAGAAACGTAATGATATACTGCGACAGAGAGAATTCGAAAATCAACTGGCTATTCAACGAATGGGTATTGAGCAGGAACAGCTGGGGATGCAGAAAGAAGAAGCTGCCAGGAATTTAGAAAGATTTGGTTGGGAGCAGGTTGAGTGGCAAAGAGCTAAGAATCTTCAGAAAGCTCTTTCTGAAGCGGCTCCTGCTATCCAGGCTGAAACCGACCCTACAAAAAGACTAAGCATTATCCGGGATGTAGCCGGGCCACACCTCAGCCCAGATCAATACGTTGATCTCGTTACCAAAGAAATTGAGAATATGCACATAGCCCGTCAGGAAAAACGACAGGAAGAGCGCGACGCTTTCTCAGATCAGATACAATTAAGAACTCTTAAGTTGAAAGAAGCTGAACTGAGTATAGCTAAAGCTCAGGCAGCTGCCAGCGCTTCGAGAGCCTCAGCTCAGAGTCAGATGGATATGATGAAGATGCTGGGTGATTCTTACGATCGGAATTATAAGATATGGGAAGTTCAGCGAAAAGATTATCAAGACAGTTACGATAAATTGAATCAGCTTAAAAAAGCTCGAAATATGGTAGCTCCGGACGTTATTCTCAATCAGGATTTCACTGCCGGTCTGGATCCCGAATTGACTAAGGCTGTAACTATTATGAAGGCTATGTCGACTAGAAAACCCCTCTCTACAAAAGATGCGGAAATAATTCAAGCTGATCTGGATAGACAGATAAACACCATGGAAAAAGATCTCTATCATAATTGGACTGCTCTGTCCCAGTTTGAAAATTCTCTCAATAAAATGGGTATCGGCCAGCCGGTTCATACTCCTCCAACAGATTTCATGCAGAAATTTCGGGTAACCCCAGGCGATTATATGGGGATTATGGCCGGAGGCATCAAGGATTTTACGGGCTCGATGAAAACTGCTCTTAAAGAAATATTTGAGACAAATACTTTCAATGCTCTCGCGAAAGTTAGAAAACACGCTGGTATGGATAAGAACTCAACCCCACCTGCTGGTTCAACCCCACCGGCGAGCTACCCTATTTCAGGCTATCCTGCGGATATTTATTCTGCCGCAACTGATACATTTTCTTCAGGTTACCCTCGCCCGAAAAAATAATTGAGGTTTAATCGTGAGTAAACAGCTGGAATCCTTCTTCAGTCAGATAGTTCCTGAATGGAATTCTCTGGATCCCAAAGAAAGAGACGAAATAGTCAACTCCTACGCATCAGATCCTGCGAAAGTTGATGCTCTCTTGCGTGATCTCATCCCCAATTATCTGGATATACTCGAACAGCCCGTATCCAAAGAGAACGTGGATGTTCTTTTTAAAACTCCTCAAATTCGGGAATATGCCCGAAAGGTAGCAAAAGCTAACAAACAACCCGTTGGACAAGCGACTAAGGCTTTTTCAGAAATGCTTGGGGTTGACGAAGGCTTGGGAGCTACTCTGACGAAAATACCTTCCCAGACCGCTCTCAATACAGCCAGTTCTCTTACCAGAGGTTTGCAGCTTCTGGGACTCCCTGAACCTTACCAGGCTATGAAAACCTGGACGGAGTATGATGCTCCAGTTGTCCAAGGCATGAACCGCCAAATTCTTGGAGCGGCAACTTCGGTGGGCCAGAACCTTGGAGCTGTTGGGGCAGCCCTGGGTGGAGCTGCTGTTGCGGGAACAAACCCATGGGCTACCGTGGCTGTGGGGGCTCCGGCGATATTATCAGCTATAAAAGGCTCAGATGTAGCTGGAGAGAACTATGAGCAGGGCGGAAGTTTCGTAGGCTCAGCTTTGAAGGGCGGTTTAGGCGCCGGAACAGAATTTCTCGGAGAATATACAGGAATGTATCTCGGGGGGTTCACTAAGGGTATGCCCAATATAGCCGCCATGATGGCTACGGAAATTCCAAGTGAAATTGCCACTGAAATAGCTGATATAGGCTTGGATTATGTCTTCCAATCCGGCGACTTGGAAACACCGGTTGGCCGGAGGATAGGCGAAGTTGCTGTTCAAACAGCCATAGCGACCCCGTTTATAGGCGGAGGTTTGAAACTCATGCAGCCAGCTTTTCAGAAAATAGCAGATATTCAGGAAACAAAGCAGGTTGAATCAGAAAAGATCAGTGCTGAGAAGTTTGATCTTATGCTTCGGGAAGCTGAAGAAACTGGTCAGACCGTAAAAGAAGAGGATATTCCCGAGGGATTTATTGTAATTAACCCCGAATCAAGAATCGACCTTCGAGATGTTGCTCAGAAAGTCAAAGAAAAAACAGAAGATACCGGCGATATTGAGACTGGAATGATCAAAACCACCGATCTTAAAAATACCCGGGTTAACAGTGAAAAAGCCCAACGCAAAGAAGTTGTTTTTGACGACGAATTCCACAATGAGCCCCCCTCTGCTACCCCCGAATCAGATATGGAATTCCGGAAGACTCCCAAGCGTATGCGGGTTGAAGATATCGAAGCTCGTCGTAACCCGAACACGATTGAAGAAGTGGACGAAGGCAAGCGTTGGTGGAGGGTCGGGAGAGATAACGAGTATTCGGAATTTACTTTCCCCCTGATGCCGGGGAGTGCGGCGAGAATGACCAGTGGTCGTGGAACTGGTGTGGCTACGGGAATGTATGCTTTTGGTGACAAAGTAGCTGCGACTGGAAACAGATCAGTTATAGAAGGCTCTTCTGGCGTTACCCCCGTGAAACCCCCGGTCAGACCCCTGACTGTTACCCGAGAATCCCAACCCAACCGGCTGTTCCGTCTGGCCAAAAACCTTATGGGCTTGGCAGATCAGGCTACCCGAAAACTGACCGGTTTTACTGAAAGCCGGGAATATCAGGTTCAGGATGTTCTTGAGCAGATACCTTTTGGCCCTGTGCCGGCACTGGCAAATATGACCGTAGATGAGCAAACCAAGCTCATTGAAGAAACCGTGAAAACCTGGCAGAGACACCGAATGGTTCACCCCCTGAATATCCTTCTCAGAAAACTGGGTTATGACGGTATTGAATATACTTCTGAAGCGAGTTGGGCAGCCAACGATGGGGAATTTGGCAATGTGAAATTTCCGCCCATTGACAACGAAGGTCGTCCTGTTAACATGCGCCCGATCAGTGGCCGGGCAATGGAGATTATCCCCGAAGAAGATACTGGCGATACGGAGTTTGAAGCCGCTGCATTCCCCGACTTGGAAAAACCTCAGATCGATCAGCCTGAAACAACCCAACCTGAAGAATTTGACACCTCCTACAACCCACAACCCGGGGACACTGTAGCTGTCCGGGTTAAGTATGGCCGGAAAGGTGTCCCTGAATCTTCGGCGGAAAACATGGCGTTTGGTAAACTTCTCAATATTAACGAAAATGGAAGTTACGTGGTCGAGTTCGAAGATGGGAAGACTATACCGGTTTCACCTAAGGATATCATGGAACCAAGTGAAACGGGTATCGCTGGACGTTTTGGTATGCCCTCAGATGGAGCCCCCACCCCTTCAAAACTTATCCGGGTCAGCCGGGAAATACTGGAAGCCGCTAGCGGCTTTTTCAATGCGTTAGTAACCAAGAGCAAAAAGAAATCCCTGGCTGCTGTAGTCTTTGATAAAATCACAGGTAATCCAAAATACATTCGAATGGATTGGATGATAAACAGATACCCCGGGATGGCTCAAAAAGTTATTGCTCATGAAATTGGCCACATCCTCAGCTTGATGGCTGGCACGACTGTTATTCCGGGCATGGACACCATGAGGGTTAATAATAATAGCCTCTTTGGAAAATTAGCTAGACAGTATTTTTCTTCTCAAAATTTCATTTTGAAACAAGACCCCGCCCGTGATTCGGCTTATGCCAAAGCTCTTAAAGAGCAGCAGAAGTATGTGGATTTCCTGGAACAACACTATCCCAAAGATAACAAATTTAAGAGAATGATTCAGGATAACTGGGATAAGCTGATGGAAGATGCCGGCCTTAGAGGATTTGACCAGCAATTTACCAGAAGAGCTAATATCTATGCCCGGAAAGAAGCCAGAAAACATGCCAGAGCTGCCGGCCTTACTGGTCAGGCTCGTAAAGATTTTATCCAGCAGGCCGCCAAAGGATTCTATAAGCAGTATCTGGTTCAAGCCTACGAAGAAAAGGGTGCCTGGTATCTGCCCCAGATTCAGGAAGAAATGGAAATGGTCACCCAGGCAATGTATAACGCCCAATTCTACAAGCCTGCGGATTTCAGCGCCATATTTAAAAACGGCTACGACAGTCACACCCCTGAAGAGCTTTATGCTAACTTCTTCTCAGCCAAGATCAATGGTCTTGAGATAGAAGTTGAAGGTCAAAAAATTAACATGACTGATTTCTTAGCCCCGAAGGCTTCCGAACTCTTTGATGCTTACCTGGCTTCTAATCCTGTCGCCAAGGAAATCTTTGATCGATCTTTCGAAGTTTATGACTCAGACGATCAGAAATTAGAAGATCGTTTGACTCGGATTAAAAAAGCTGATGAAGAAAAATTTGCCCGCATGGAAAAAGCCGATGATTCTGTTATCCGGAGAATCTGGTCTTCCCCCGGAGCTTTTGGAACATGGGCTAAACGCTTTATTGGTGGCCAGTTTATATCCAAGTTCTATCCAGTTCTTGATATTATTGATAAAGCCAAAGGCAGAAATGCTTATAACGAAAGTAGGGAGAAGATTGAGCAGTGGCAGAATCTCAGCGCTATCGCTCAGTCTCTTGTAACCCAAATGGAAGGATACATAGACCCCATGGTTGACTTCATGAAGAAGAAAGGCTTTGAACCTGATCGAGCCCTTCGGATTATGGGAGACTATGCCATGCTTAAACGTATTGCTGCTGGTGAAACCCAGAAGTCAATCCCATATCAGGTTTACAACAACGATACTGGAAAGATGGAGACCATGGTAGCTAACGTTCCGCTGTTCAAGGGAACCTATGACATTGACCAGAAGACTGCTAAAGAACAGCTAAGAGCCAGTATATACAAAGACATAGGACCCCAGTTGGATGATTTTATGAACAAGTTTGAAGATGCCTGGCAGAAGCACATAGTTGAGCCGGTTATAAAATCCGGCCTTGTTACTGATTCTTTGGCAGACGCTATGCGGAAAAACAAGAACTACGTCTATTATGCTGTTGTTCAATCCATAAAAGACCATGGAGAAATGTATAAACGAGCGCCTCGGCCTCTCAAGGAAATGTGGGGAACTCTCCGGGATACCACAAATCCCATAACTTCCACCATTGAACATGGCCTGAATCTGCTGTTCATGGCTCATACCAATGACGTTAAACGTAACATAGTCAGGAAACTTCCCGAGGAATTCAAACGAAAAGCTAAACGCATCGGTGGAAATTGGGAAAACCCCAACTCCCAGAACGAGGACACCCTGGTTATCTTCAGAGATCAGGGTAAAGAAGAAGCCTGGGTCGTTCCTTCGGTTATGGTAGATGGTATCGAGATTGGCCTGAAAACCCAAACTAGCGAATTCTTAAAACTACTATCTTCCAAAAGCGAATACTTCCGCGATCTATACACAACCTTCCAACCTGCTTTTCAAACTGCGAATCTACTTCGAGATGGTTTTAACCTTCTAGTGAATGCCTTCAACCCAATGAAAACCCGGGAAATCTTGAGACCCACCTATAAGATGTTTCGATCTTATGTTTCAGTTCTCAGCGAAGTTCTATCCCGCAACCCCCAGACAGCAAAAGCCCTTGAAAAAGAGATAATCGATCTCTGGCAGGAAGGCATACCAATGTCAACCTACAGTTATCAATCCAGGTATGCAGGGGAAGATGGCGGAGTGATTGAACCTTATCAGAGAATCCTATCCAGCTTCCAAAGGGACAAGAAGCCCATTAAAGCTTCCCGGGAAATAAGGGCTATTCCCCTTATTGGTAATCTGCTCGCAGATTACATCATCGAAGGAACTCCCGGTAAGGCTTGGCACGCGGCAACCAGCAAAGTTAAATCAATAGGCAGGCAGATTGAGTATCTACCGAAGCGTGCTGCTGCAAGATATTACAAACCTTTCCTCCAGCAGGGGGTTCTTACAAAAGCGGAATATAACATGCTCGTTCGGGAATCTGGTTCGCCAAACTTTCTTAACAAGGGTTCCCTAACTCCCTTGATCAACTCTGTTTACATGTTCTTTAACCCCGGTATGCAGGCCCTCTATAGGGATTATAACCTGGCTTTAAAATCGGGCGGAGTAATGACCAAACGAATGTTGGCCGCGTCCATGAATATGGGCTTCTGGTCAGCTATGACTCAATATGTTTACTCGATGCTACTTGGGGATGACTGGCGGGATTTCTGGGATAGAGTTCCAAAGCACGATAAAGACCGGGGTTTCATCATTCCCATAGGTATCTCAAGACGGGGTAAGTCCGCTTACTTCGTGATACCTCATGATGAACAAACAGCTATATTTAAACGGGCCACTAGAGAATTGCTTGAATCACGTAATGCCACACTTGGACAGACGATCTTTAACCTGGTTAAAGCTACAACCACACCCATTCGAGATAGGTTTGATATGTCCCTACAGCCCCAGTTTCAGATTATAGCTGACCTTCTTACAGCAGCTAATGGGGAAATTCCCCGAGATACCCTGTCAAATAAACCGATCATGACCGAATCCGAATTTGAGGACAAAGGCTATGCAGCATGGGCACTAATCAAGCACTTTCTAAACGCAATTGCTCCCTGGTCGGTGTTCTACAAATTCAAAACAACACGGACTGACGGGAAAGATATCCCACCCAACCCGGATGCGGAAATTTCTGAACTTATAGCTGATATGCTTGAGACAGGAATTAACATTCCATTTTTGCAAACTTTAATAAAAGCTGGTATGATAAGAGTATCGAATCAGGGTCTGACTGACCGGTCAGAAGTGGCTAAAGCTCAACTCGACGCGGTAGCTGGCCCGGTAAGAGCTACACTGCAAAGAGCCTTACGGAGTACCCCGGACGACTTTAAAGGTAACCTCACGAAAGTAATTGAGTCCATAAACCGGGTAGGTCCGAAAACACCATCCGAATGGACGGCTATAACGAATGTTCTCGGCTCGATAGACGAAAAATATCGAGACGTAATTCTTCGGAATACG